GACCCAATGTTCACCTGGTTTATCATGTGGGTCAGTATTGAAAACAATACCGATTTTCTGTTTCCCGTTTTTCACGTGCTTCATAATATCAAATTTACACAATTCCTCCCACACACATTCGCCGTCCTCAAGGACTTCGTCGAAATCCACGGGAGATGGGCCGATGAATAGAAACGACGGGACGGCGTGCTCATATTGTTTGAGCGCGTTCGCAATATCAATGCTGGATAACCACTCGTGTATATTCTTCTTCCATTCCTTTGGGGCTTGCGGTGCGAAGGTATAGTGAAGCATCTCGCGGTCTATTCCGGCGGATGCGAAATTCTGGCGCAGCCAACACGCCTCCTGATGACACACATGGGTCATATTGTTTTTGAGAGCCGTCCATATCGCGCGCGGGTCGGTGTCCTCGATTTTCTGGTCGGGGTGGCGTTTATTCCAGAGTAGTTTTAGTTTGTCGAGAGATTTCGATGAATAACACGAGAAATCCTTAGTTTCATTGATGTCAGGGTCAGTCTCGTCTTTTGGCGCACAACTCACCTCTTTGAATTCTTTTTGATTCATAACGTGTTAACGAATAGAATACTAAACTTATACTATTATCTCATAAAAAATTGAACCATTTATATTTGATGTAGCGTATAACAATTATCGTCATAATGGTCGTAAACACTCGTTCTCGTTCTTCTAGGAATCGTCAAATTGAAGCCGCCGCCTCCGCCGCAGCCGAAGACTCGCGCGACCGACGTCGTGTAAGAATTCAGACGCCGTCTTTTCGTGATGCTAGTATCCGAACATATAAAATATACACAGGAGGAATCTCTCGTCGTCGCGACGAAGCAGAGGCAGCAGAGGCACTCATCGAAATGTCGGAGCCGGATTATGACGATGTTATTGAATCTGATGCTGCCACCGCCACCGCCGCCGTCGCCAGGATAAACCACATGTGTATCAATCCGATGCGACCCATCACGCAGTATATGTATCAGATTGTCGTGTATAATTACGATAGAACACTTCACCATAAGTCCGCGTTTATACTTTACAATAAAGCCACTCGGATGTATTACATCTATAGCATCATTTCCAATGGTCACGCCTACTATCACGGCGGTTCCTGCGAGTTTGACGCATCGGCGACGGCGACGACGACGACGGTCGACCCAGTCAATACAATCCAGACAAAATTCACGTCTTATACCACCGAACCGATTACAAAATATGTCATGACGCTACTGGTCCCCTCCTTCGGACACAACTATTATATTCAAGACCAAATCATTGGTGTATTATCTACGGTATATGACGATGATGCTACATATTATGACCTAGACCAATTACTTTACGAAAAATCGTCATCTGAAACAACGAACGGGCTCAACGCGTTTCCTCTTATTCCATACCGCGAATATTGGGCTGATTCGGTATATCAATACACGGAGGATACAGTCTATTCGGCTCTTCAGATTCTAGGTCAATCAGTGTAACACGGTTCGCTCGGTTCATTATAACATTGTGATAATCCCGGACTTTGGGCAGTCGCGCCTTAATTTCTTCATCGGTGTTTCCGATGGAGGGCTTCAATACAATAAAATCGTCCATTGTTTTTTTTCGGATACACATTTTGTTTGCGAAGGATAAAATAGTGTTGGACGCATGGGGCGACACTGGCGCAGGCACTGGCTCAGACACGGGCACTGGCGCGGGCACTGGCGCAGGCACGGGCGCAACCGTAGTCTCTTGTATTTTCCGATGTATTTCGTCTCGCGCACATGCGACATCATCATAACGGGATTCTTCCGTCCGGGTATCATCTTCCACCATCTCCGTGATATCATTCCACTTCAAATACTCAATACACGACTTCAGGTATTCTTGATGCGCGCGGTTTATTTCGTCGTTTTCGCATCCTTCATCAAAAAGGCCCCGCGTCATTGCCAGTATACGGTCTTTATAATAGGTCTTTTCTTTACAAAACAACTCGGCGAGTGCGTCGGATGTATTCGCCATCGATTTTTTATATTTGTCATATCGGTTACGATTTGCCATCACAGTCAATGTCAGTTCATTGAAGTCGCTCCATTCGTTCCGCCGCCCACCGTCGCCGTCGTCTCGTGATTCTTCAGCAGCCATTTCAACACAGTTTTATACGTGATTATATAACAGTAATTTGGCATACACTATTGTTATATACTATTTAGATTTGTATTTATGTCCGGTTCCGCATCGTCAATTGCTCCTTCGCATTTGACGTAGCAGTCGCGCGCGGGATATAGCTCGGGAATTTTCCCGTCACCGCCTCTTTTTCTCGGTCTGCCCCAGACCTCCCAGAAAACCCCTCCGAAATGTGCGAGAGATGACTTTTTTGGTCCTTCTCCTTTTGTTTCTTTTTGAGTTGTTCGTCCGGGATATAGTTTGTCGCAGGCTCAAGCACTGGGCCACCTTCACCGGTACAGAATCCGTCATAGGTACAATCGAGCGTGCGAAGTTGAAACCGCGTAGAATTCTCAAATGTGAGTTTGCCTAAACCATTCGGGTTGGGGTTCATCGGTGCGAAGTTTGTGGCGCCATTGTCAAACAAATACGGGTTCGGTTGTTCTACTTCGCGAGCGTCGATTTGAACCTGGTAGAGGTCACTGGTTGAATTCGGCACGTATACTGCGGCGTCATTGCGCTGAAGTGCGAAGAATTGATTTCGCAGGGATGATTCTACATTGACACGGTCGACCCATCCCTGCCATGGCGCCTTCGCAGTTCCTGGATTGAATACAGACTCGGTGGTGTATTGCTGATACGCCGGGATGCTTACCGTTGGAGTCGGGCGAGATTCAATAATCGGCATCATCGCATATTTGGATGAAAGGGGGCGGACATTGAATGCGGGGCGAAGTGTGGCTGATGGTATATTTCTGTCAGAGATGCGTTGGTTTATTTCACCAAGACGGTCGTGGTGGTTTGAATATGCGCCATTTACGACGCCGTGGAATTCCATTGCGTGCTTTTGTATTTCTTTGGATAAATAATAATGTGAAAATAAATACATATAAACACATATCGGTGATATTATATATCCATCCTAGTCGTCCGTCCGATAATGTGCGGCATCTTCTATTTTCAAACCGTCGCGCGTATCGCATTAGCCGAACTCAAAACATTACAGGAAAATTCTATATTGTCGTCACATCGTGGGCCAGACAAGTCCGTCTTTTTGAAAGACGATACTCGCGCGTGGGGGTTTCACCGTCTCTCCATCAATGGAATGGACCCAGCATCAGACCAACCGTTTTATATCAAAAATTGCCGATTGATTTGTAACGGGGAAATCTACAACTTCAGGAGTCTCATTGCTGAATTCGGATTGGAGAGTGAGTATCAGAGCGGTTCTGATTGTGAAATCATTATTCATCTCTACCGCGCGATTGGAATTCATGAAACTCTGCGTAGATTGGATGGTGTTTTTGGGTTTGTATTACACGATTATGAAAATGGCGCGACGTATGTAGCGAGAGACCCGGTGGGTGTGCGCTCGCTCTTTATCGGGGTATCGCGCCACGACGGCGCATTCGGAGGCGAGCATTCTGACATTGCGTGTGTATCGCTGTGCCCCGACCATTACGCAATGTGTGTGGCCAGTGAAATGAAATCTATCCACGCGCTATGCGAAACCGTATGTCAGTTCCCAGCGGGATGTTATATGGAGTATTACGGAGAGGGCGGGTCTGCGACATTTCGGGCCTATTATGACTATGCGTACATTTCGTCCGCGACCGCGACCGGGACAAACGATGTCCCAATATTGGAAACACAAATCAAAGAACTGTCGGTGAGTTATTCCTACCCGATACGCGAGCGCGAAGGCGAAGACGAAGGCGATATATGCGCGAAGATTAACGAATTATTTACACGGGCTGTCGTGAAACGTTTAATGAGCGAGAGACCTGTCGGGTGTCTTCTATCGGGCGGTTTGGATAGTTCACTCGTTACCGCGATTGTAGCGAGAGAATTGAAGAGGACGTCGCCCGATACTGTCCTGAATACATATAGCATTGGATTGGAGGGGTCGGTGGATTTGATATGGGCGCGGCGGGTGGCGGAACATTTGGGAACATGCCATCACGAGGTTAGTCTTACAGAGAACGATTTCCTAGGCGCGATTTACGATACGATTTTTCAAACCGAGAGCTACTGTACTACGACAATTCGGGCTTCTGTTGGGAATTACCTCATCAGTAAGTATATCCAACAGCAAACTGATGATGTCGTTATATATTGCGGGGATATGGCGGATGAAATCTTCGGGTCTTATCGCGGGTTTTTGAAAGCACCTAGCGATACGGATTTTCATCGTGAAAATGAGCGGATGATTCAGGACGTCCGGTTCTTTGACCTCCTTCGGTCGGATAAAAGCGTTAGCGGCGCGGGATTGGAGGCACGCGTGCCGTTTGCGGACAAGGAATTTCTGGGGTATGTGATGAGTATTCCTCCGCGATTCAAGCGATTCGATGACGAAAAAATAGAGAAATATCTGCTTCGAAAAGCGTTTCAGGGGTCGGGGCTTTTGCCCGACGATGTCCTCTGGCGAAGAAAAGAGGCGTTCAGTGACGGGGTGAGTTCCGCGGATGGCGGTCGGACCTGGGTCCAAATGATTAAAGAATATTCCGATACTGTTATAAGCAACGCCGAGTTTCATAATAAGGCGCATTATTTGTATTCACTTCATAATCCGCCCTATGACAAGGAAAGTTTCTATTATCGCCGATTATTTGAGACTATCTACGAAGGGCGCGGTGAAACCATCCCGTATTACTGGCGGCACCCTTTTTGCGAGGGGGTGTTGGACCCGAGTGCGCGTTTATTATCGTTTTATGTATCTGATGATAAGTAATTTTATATGTATACTATACAGACGCGTGACTACTTCCGATGAATACAATAAAAAACACCGCCGAAGATCTCATTGTCGCCATTGTGACCAATATCCGCGACTTTGTTCAACCTATATTCGGTAAATATGCCATGTATTACAAATATATTGACATATTCTTCTACGCGAGTTACGCAATTATATTGCTCGGTTTTTACAATACGGTTCCCGAGTATATCCCCTTATTGCGAAATACGATATTATATATAGCCGTGTTTGTTCTTTTACTTCGCTTTAATACGATTTCGTGGACGAACAAAAAATTCTCATTTTTAGGCGGAAATACGTTTAGTGATTTCGACCGACGTCTTATTATTTCCACGTGTATCTTCATATTAATAACGCATATAGTATCGGATACTGTCGCAAATTATACGAAGAAACAAATCCAGCAGAATATAACACAACCGGTAAGCGCTGGGGTAGTTCACCCGATTTATAATTATATTGATACGTCGGGTGCGGTGGATAATATTCCGGCGGTCAAAAAATTCATACAGGCGCAGACGCAGGCGCAGGGACCGATGAGGTGAACCGTGCGTGTGGTTTGACTAAAAAATTGAAATGTTTTTTGTCAAATATCTATAACAACAACGATACATTCGAGATGGCAGCAGGAGGAGCAGAACACCACCACCACAGTCCTCTTATTGAAGAGACCGAAAATGCGATACAGAAGGAATTGGATATTATGATGGATATTCTGGAAGAAAATCAGGCGAAAATACCCGAAGGCGAATATTTACGCGGAATGAACGCGCTCGGGTCGTTACATCGGCACAAACGCGATGCGTTGAGAGTCCGCCGCCCCGGCGATTTATTACGGTGCTGGATGACGTTGGAAGAAATTGAAGAAACCGATGAAGACCTACACGACGAGATTATGGGCGTTGCTGAAGATATCGTTGTGGAATTGTGCGGGACAGATACCAGCATTTTCATGAGTGAAGAATACAACATGGTCCATCGTGGCGACGAGCGCGACGTGTTTCAAATGCTTCTCAAATATAAACCCGAGGAAGGAAATGCCGGATACGAAACGAGCCCAATGGTGCTTCATCACGCGATTCAGGTGATTATGTCGCGTTTATTTGATGATACACATCACGAACTGGAAATTGTGCGTCCGGTAAGTTGTCCGTGTGGATGGCGCGGTCCGAAAGGTAATTGGGACCGGCATACTACGAACGCACGCCATCAGAGGTGGCGCGCTGCGGAAGAAGAACGCAAATTTCAATTGAACCTCGCAGATGCGAGACGGCGCATCGTCGCGCGCAGAGAGCCTGGAATTGTATATATTGACGAATTACACTCAACCCCAGAAACACGAATTGCGACATATGAAGCTGTCGCCGCAGCAGAAGCGGCGGGAGACCGGGTTGTATTTACAACTGCGTCCGGTGCGATGAGCTGGTTCGGATGAGTGTTATCGGTTACGGACTGTCTTGTTACGCATATTCTTAAGCGAATGTGCCTTATCTACATAAAATACATTATTAGGGGTCACAGAGGGTGACGACCTATTTTTTTTAGCGGTCTTTGTTGTTTTGCGTGAATACATTCGTGGGGTGGATGGCGGAGGTCCGTCGCGAAAAAACTGGTGAAGATGGTATAATATATACTTGCTTATGATTTCGTCAATCTCGCGCGGATACATTTTTCGTTGATGCGCCTTTGCGTCGTATTTCGCAATATTCGCATATTTCACGAAGAGCGCATGGAGTTCATTGGCGTCGGTGGGCGATATAGCAAACACATCCCGATATAATGCGCTCTTACAAAATCGGGTCACGAATGTATGAAATGGAATATAGCAATGATACGGCTGTAGTTTGATATAATACACACGTTCATCGGTCATTTTAGGATGATATAAATCGTCTAGAAAACATATGTCAGTATCTTGCGGCAGTCGCGCACACCGAATCAGTTCATTGACGGTCTTTTCTTTTGTGCTTCGTTGCGGGAATGCGGACGCCGATGCCGACCCGGGATTTTGCGGTTTAAATCCGCCAATTGTATGGTCGAATAGAGGGGGGGTGATGGCGAGCCCACCACTGGTCGCGGCGGCGGAGGCGGCGGATGCGCGCAATTTATACTCGAAATATTTGCGAATATGGGCGACCCACGTATCAGGCCCCATATTATTCGTATATATCATAACCTTACTACATGCATTGGCGTTCTTCTTTTTACGAATATATTCTAATATACGCAACATACTCGGGCGTATAATCTCTGGGTATAAATCAACTAAATCATTGAAATAACGATATGTAATATCCGGTTTATCGAAGTAGTCTTCTATCGCATGCGCGAATATAGAGAATTGAGAGAAATTACCGAGGGTTTCGTCCACATCAAATACAACGACCTTTATTTTTGATTTTGACGCCATTCTATAGTATTATTGTGTAGTGTAGTATTATTGTGTAGTATTATACTATAGTAGTATTATACTATATTATGCGGGTATTGACGCCGAAGTATACAGACATCGATATTGATGATGATATGAAACTAACGCGAAGCGATTATATTCGGATTATTCAGCATTATCGCCGTGGTTCGCGTCCTATGCGAGCGGCCGCAGTGGCCGGCATTTCTACGAAAACCGCGAAAGAACGAGCACACCGCATTCTCGCTGGGAAATTGTGCCGGTGTATCAAACCGCCTGAACCGTCGACGAAAATGACGATGATGACCCGGGGGCGCAAACGGCGCGAATCCATTGAAAAAAGCCGCCGTATCGCATATTGTACCCAGTCTATATTCAACAATAAGAGATTACGTCGTCACGGGTTTCGCTGTAGAACTGCGCGCAGCGACAAGTTGCGCCCACGGCTAACAGGTGACCTGACAAAATCGGAGAAGAATTTGATTTTACGGCATCATTGATTGTCGCCGTCGTCGTCGACGTATTCTACCGCACGCAGGATAAGCATCTCTTCCTGGCTCAACCTCTGGAACACGACATTAAGTTCAAATTTGATATTGAAAACGAAGCGTTTCACGTTCCGGATGGTCACGACGTGAATTCCATCCTCGGGGTTTTCGCGGACACGGAATAAGGTCCCGCCAAGTGTGATATATGGGCGCGTTTCGAGAGACCGTAAGGGTATCCACCTTATCAATTGATTATGTTTCAGGTCATACGGATTTTCAATGACGCGATACATCGGTAATTTTCGTTCAAACTCCGCCATTTTCTCCGGCGTCAAATTCAACGACGAGAGAATTTCGTGTCTTCGCGCCGCAATCTTCTTCAGCGTCAAACTCGCAATCGTGTTATTCTCTGCCTTATTCATCGCAGATAATATCGCATTAATATCCATCGGAAATGTGGGCTCATCAAGGACGGACTGAAGTAGGTCGTCGTCGGAATCCACGGCATAATCAGCGTCGTTGACACTAGGGTGCGTCCGGGAGGGCGGCGGACGTAATGGCGCGTCGTCGTCGGTGGACGACATCGTCGTTTCTGTATCACTCGCGTCGTCGTTGTCCTGGTCGTCGTCCTGGTCGTCGTCCTGGTCGTCGTCGTCGCGGTCGTCGTCATTGTGTAGTAATTCATATATATTTACGTCGCCGTTGGACCTCGACCTCGACCTCGACCTCGACCTCGACCTCGACCCGACCCTCGACCGGCGACCCCCACCCACCGACGGACGCATATAATCCAAATCAACCACGACCGTTTTCTTCATAGCGGAGCGTACATACATAGATAGGCATCTGTTTATTATTGATAAGGCCCGTAAATGACCCGTGGTTAGCTCGACGATGTTCATTTTTGAGGCTATTTATCGCCCTCCTTACTGAAAAACAGAGCATATATAGCATTATCTTATAGCTTTTTGAAAAGTCAGTAAGGCGGGAAATAGCGTGGTCGGGGGGCAAAATGGAGGTAGCCGTTGGTGTGTAAAATGAGCTTACGATAATCCCGCAGTGTTTTGCGATGTTTGTCTCGGAATCGCCGAGTTATGCTCTCGTCAGGCTAAATGTGCGAAAAATCGCGTTTTAAAAGCAAGACGGCCGATCCGGGATTTGGACATTTATTTTTTTAGACCACTTTACCCTTTTCGAGTTAGCGGGATATATAGCTTTTTTATTTCTGGTGATGTGACTGAAGATGGTGTAAATGTTGCCAAAATGTCCAAAGTGCATTATTGCAAAACAGGACAAAACAGGACAATACCCCACACTGACTTGTTCAGATTTCTTAGTGAGAATGCTATATACAGACCATCGAATGGTGTGTATGTAGCCAAACACCTGGGGTAAAGTGGAAAGTCAGGCAGTGGGGTAATCGTGAATAACGAGTAATAAATAATAGAGGTATAGTATAGATTTATATAGACATCCGAATCTCTCGGAATATCCATTTTCAACCTGTGAAAAATGCCGCGGAAGTATGTTGACTACTCAAAGACGTATATCTACCATCTAACTTGTAAAACAAAAGAGATTTCAGACGCATATATTTCGTATACAACCAACCTGACACAAAGAAAGTATAAGCACAAGCGCGAGACTTTGGATAATACCTACCGGACGAAGTTATACGATAGCATTCGGAAGAATGGTGGTTGGTCGAATTGGAAGTGTATTATTTTGGAGGAATGTGCTTGTAACAATGAAACCCAGGCCAAGGACCTGGCGAATTCCTATATTATTAAAATGAAACCAAATTTGAACGATGAAAAAATGGACGAGAAGTCAATCGACGACCTTCCTGGACTTTCTGGACTTCCTGGACTTCCAGGAATTAGACCAAATATTTTCGCCGATGTAACGTCGGCTGCGCCTCTTTTGGATGGAGGGATTCCAACCCAGATAATAAATGAAGGGAAATATGTTTGCCTTTGTAAAAAATCCTATGCGCACCGCTCGAGTTATTATAAACACACATCTACGTGTCTTCAATTTCAACATAGACAGTCTGTAAATAAAATGGCGGGCATACCGCCGCCTGATTCTTCAATGAATACAGTTTCAGTTTCTATTATTTCGACTACAATGACGACCGCGACGATGACCGCGACGATGACCGTGCCGGTGCCTGTGCCCGAGAGAATAGAACAACCTATCGCCTCCGGCGGCCCCGACCCCGCCCAGGACCGTGACGATGACGAGTCTGCGGAAATCGTGCGCTATCGTTTCAAACCTAAAAAAAAGGCGGAGAAAGTGGTCGACGACGTAGTCTTTCATTACTCCAATTTTATAGAACCAGAACTATCTTTCCAAATCTCTGAAAAACAAGAATATGATAGTAGTAGTCGCACGGGTTCATCGTCGTCGTCGTCGTCGTCGTCTATAGCGGACGACACGGATACGGATACGGATACGGACACGGACACGGACACGGACACGGACACGGACACCGAATCCGCCGTCTCCGCAATGACCGCGGGAACTGACGCGGCGTCCTCGGTTGTATCAGAGCTTCTCACCGAGCAAAATGAGAAGCTCAAGGATTATATCAGGAAGATGATTTCGGCGCTTACTACTGGTAAGAAACGAAACAAGAAATCACTCGTCAATTCTCTCGTGTTTGAGTTATTAGACCAGAATAAAACCCTACAAAAGCAAATCATTGAATTAAGCAAGGAACGGAATATTATCGTCAATAATACGAATAACAACCAGTTTAATTTGAACTTTTTCCTGAATGAACAGTGTAAAGACGCGGTCAACATCTCGGACTTTGTCAATTCTCTCGAAATCACGATGGACGACCTCACGTATACGCGGAACCAGGGACATGTGGA